ACACGGGCACACAAACTTATCGGATAGTGGCGCGATGAATGGTCCTAAATACCTGGTCCGGTTCTGGTCTAATGAACTGGACACGCCGCAGAACGTGGCGGAGTTTTGGGAACGTGACGATGCTGAGGGTTTCTGTGAGGAACAGAACGACGGCTTAGCCCGTTGCGGAATCCCATCATCGGTGGCCAACTATTCCATCATCGACCTTTGAAACAATGACTAACAAGCAATTCCTGCTTAAGCATCACAAGCTCACGCAGTATGCGTGGGACCGGCTACGAGCATGTGAAGTCAACCTGCACTGCTGGGCTGAGGATCAATGCAACTATGGCGAGTCATCGATCAATGAGGAGCATTGGCTAAGTCTGGCCCGTGGAACTGCTGCACGATTCGGCCTGAAGATCTACCACCAAGGAGACCCGCGCGGTTGTGCGTTGTACGTCTACAGCGACAAGGATATGGAGGGTTCCCGCTATCCGATCCAACAGGTCTACAGCACCCGAGCCACTGCAATCTGCTGACCATGTACTTCGCCCTAGCCCTTGTCTGAATGATCCAAGGGACTTGAACGAAAACGCCCGCGAGATCTACCGCCAACTTGTGGTGGACCACTGCGGCATCAAATCCACCGCTCCAACACACCGATGAAACTATCTGCCAACGAAGCACTGTTCCTCACCTGTGCCATGGCGCAGTGGGGAGAGAATCAACCGGTGATAGCGGGTGTGCCGCTGATGTTCACCGATTCAACCGGTAAAAAGGTTCTGCTGACCAGCGATGAGATCTACGACCTGTTCGACCGCATCCGTGCCATCCGATGAACAACACCTACAAACCAGCCCGTCTCGTATTTGAGATGGCCGAAGATGTGATTTTCCCCGGATATGTAACGGGGAAACAGTGGAATGGATTTGAGGATGCTTACTTCAAACCTGAGGTATGGCAGAGAGTTATTGATTGGTTCAATCGTGACGATCCAGACCCTGAACACATTGAGGCGCTGCAAGCGCAGGAACCTAATGAGGACGGGCTTTACAGCCTAGGTATGGGCTATGTGATCTACCAAGCAGAGGACCAATGAACAACAACACACTGAACAGACTGACGCCTCACCGGATTTTCTACAATTGGTCTAACGGTGATGCCGAGACCTTTGCAAAGGATCTAACGGCGACAGGCCACTTCAACCGTCGAGATGTTGACGGCTTGATGCAACACACTGAAGCGATCATCACTTACTGGGTGGAGGGGTTCCCGTTCTTCATCACGTTCGACGGGCGGGAATGCTGCCTTGAGATTCAAAACGAAATTTGGTCTAACTCTCTTGAGAATCTCTGGGTCTTAGAACAACAGCTTGAGGATTTCTTGGAATCCGAAAACTACAAATTCTGAGGACTGAACCATGCCATCAATCGCAACCTACTCTGTGGGTGACATTGCCGAGAGGCTGGACGAAAACAACGGCATCACATTGAACGGTGTTGCCGTCTGGGTCTCTGAGGATGCCGAGACCGTCTACGTCTACAAGGACGGATACTTCGAGAGGTTATCGGATGGCAGGTATTTCCTGCTATTAGAAAACCAAGGCATCCATTCACGCGACTTCAAATACATAGAGGATCTGTTCCTCTCATGGGAGGGTTGAAGCCGCTGTCGAGATGATCGTTGTCCGTTCCACACGGCAGCGCACAAACTTCTCCCGAAGCCAAGTCAATCGACCAGCGTGCTTTCGTCCATCCGATGAACCCTTGAAGTGATGCAACGCTTCGAGGATCAATTCCAGTTCATCTGGGGAGAGAAATTCCTTCCGTTCCAATCGCACAACGCAATTATGGCCCAAGACTACAAGCCCAAGACTCACGCAGCAGCTTTAGCTACTGCCCTGGTGCTAGCTATCACTGCCACCAACAATGAACAGGCAACAAAGGCAGAACAGTTGGCATCGACCATTGCAACGCAGATGAATGATGAAGTGCGGTTTGAAGCCGTCAAAGAAGCAGTTGAAGCCTGTGTCGCCTACTTCTCGGAGCTGCCTGTATGAAAACAACAGAAGAGCTGTTGCAGGGTTGGGCTGATGCAAACCCAGACTGCACCGTTCACGATCTAACCACCGGACAAGTCATCACAACCATGGGAATCATCCAACACGGAGACATCGACGATCTTCTGCCATCTGAACTTGGTGAGGATTGGCCCCCTCAATCTGAGGAGGAGATCGAAGAACGACGGAAGCAGGCTGAATGGCAGGACTACTTGGACTCCATCCCTGACGCTGCTGAACGTAACCGAGGGCTCAAATGACTAAGCGCACATCCGAGCAACAAAATGCCCAGCTGGCATTAGCCAAACGACTGCTGGACATGGGACTGCGAAAGGCTGATGTAGCCGCAACGCTCCAACGTAAACACGGTGTTAGCCGTGCCACTGCCTACAGAGACGTTGATACGGCAGACATACAACGCCACTCCGAAGATCCCAGACTAGAGGCTGATCCCGTACCAGCAATCTCCTTCGCTGATCGTGATGCACTGATGAGGATGACTCGCCAGCTGCTGATCGACGCTTATGGCGATGGCAATGTCCAGGATTACTCTCGCCTTGTGCGGGAGTACGAAAGGTTAGCCCGCATGGGTGGCCTCAAATTGTCTCAAGAAGACTGAGACGTTTGTCTCACATCACATTCGTTCCAATGCACCCTGATCTCCAAGTCCAAGAGTATGCCCTGCTGATCGATTCGATCTCGTGGGAGCTGGATTTTCTCAAACAAGCTGGCTGGAAAGGCTCCGTCCGATACCAACGCTTGATTGACATCCAAGAACGCATTCAAACCTTTGTTGACAAAGCTCCACCCTTTTGATCATGAACATCGTTGAAACCTACGCACCAACACTCGGACACCTTCACGATCAACTGACTCAACATGAACCAGTGATCATTAGTTGGTCTGCTGGTCCTCAACCGGAGACTACAGATTCAAACTTCTGGGGTACTGAACCTTACATCCTGTTGCAGGTGGAGGATCCGTACCGGCGCAATGGTGAGCCTGACGTAATCGTGATTCGTAGTGAAACTGATTGCCAGGTCTTCTCTGACCATGGCGAGACATTCTCAATCACTTTCGACAACCTGCTGGCTTACCTAGCACAACTTCCCCGTCCCCTCTGGCACTTCGCACAATGACTCACCACTACGGTCCCATTCGAGAAAATGAGTACGCAAAAGTTAGACGTGCTCTTGAAATCCTCAAAGGTGTTATCGCCCGTGAGCATAGACGCCACATGATGGACACAGATCTCACCACTGGAATGCAAATGCTTCTGGAGGATGAAATCATTCCCATGATTGAAAATGAACTGGACTTCGATCCAACACCGGAATACCTTTGGGATGACACTGGCGGTGAACCTCCAGTAACCCTGGATGAAATGCACACTGCCGCTTACAACCGGAAGTACAACTCATGAGCACCACACTTAATGGCAATCGCCTTTCACCTGCTGGCTCTCGTTGCCCTACTGAACTTCTCCCAACTGCTATCCGTTATGAAGCAGCTAGGGCAACCATCTTTGAACACCAAGGTAACTTCGTTCGTGCCAACGAATGTCTACGCCTGAAACGTCACTACGAACGCAGAGCAATGGAGGAATGCACTATTGAAGAATGATCTCCAGTCATTAGCCGACCTTGCTCTCAACGTAAATGAGTTTTGCCATTACTGCAAAAAGATCGTTTACAAGACTGAGAAAGAAGCTAAAGCTGAAGCCTCACGGATAAGAAAACAAGGCTCTGATCATTCCTATCCGTACCAATGCCCTAAAGGTAACGGCTGGCATCTAACTAGGAAGAAGCCCAACAGGTCGGCTAAAACTCCCAAGGTTCGTAAGCAAGCTAAGTCTGTTAGACAGAAGAAAGACAACAATGGCAAGAGCAGAAGAATATGACCCATGCTTAAATCAACCCACTGCGTACCAATCCATGTCTGACTCCACCCCTGACTCCCCCAAAGATCTCTTCGATCAACAAAGCGATGTTCTTGCTCTTCACATGGCAAAGACACAAATTCACTTAGGCCAAATCAACAAGCAAGTTGAAAGATGGGAAGATATTAAGGATGACGATATAGCTGGAATTGATGGCAAGTATCTGAAGTCTCTTACTTCTATGTGCAAAGACTATGTAGAGATGTGCTTACGCTATCAAGAGATTGTTAGGAACCAACGCAAGTTCCTTGATAAGTATTTCGAGACCTAAGCCCAGGGCCAGCCTAGCTCCACGTCTCCGCGCCACACATCCTCATCGATGGGGCGCTTG